TGGAAGAACTTTCTTTCCACGGGTGATAACTGGACAGAAGTCCATTTAACAAAAACTAAATCTACTCTTATTGTTGGTCAAAATGGTGCAGGTAAATCGACTATGCTCGATGCACTATCATTTGCGCTCTTCGGTAAACCACATAGAAATATTAATAAGCCACAACTGGTAAACACTATCAACCAAAAGAATTGTTCGGTTGAAGTAGAATTTATTGTTGGTAAATCACAGTTTAAAGTTGTACGTGGTATTAAGCCCCAGGTCTTTGAAATTTGGAAGAATGGTACGTTACTCAATCAGGACTCACATGCAAAAGAATACCAAAAGATTCTTGAGCAAAACATCCTGAAGCTGAATCACAAGTCATTTCACCAAATTGTTGTGCTAGGTAGTAGCAGCTTTGTTCCTTTCATGCAACTACCAGCACAACATCGACGTGACGTTATTGAAGATCTACTGGACATTAACGTATTCTCGAAGATGAACACACTAATCAAAGAGAAGCAATCTATTCTAAAGGAAACATTAAAGGATAAAGATCACCAATTAGAATTGCTTAAAAATCGTATTGATTCTCAAAAGAAATATATTCGTGACATTACAGCAATGAACGAAGAAGAGATTGCTCAGAAGAGGACACAGATTGATGAAGCGAATGGAGAGATTAACAAACTTCAGTCAATTAACAGTGATGCGTCTAGTTACATCGAAAAGCACGCAGAAGAGACATCAAGTCGTTTGGCGGGTGCGCACGATAAAAAACAGAACCTACTTCAGTATCGGGCTCAATTCAACACCCAGATTAAAACCGTTGTTAGAGATACAAAATTTTACGAGGAAAATCAAACGTGTCCATCCTGCGAACAAGAGATTACCGAAGAAACAAGAAGTCGTAAACTCCAAGAGGGTAAGAACAAAGCGTCGGAACTACACTCGGCAATTCGGAAGCTTAGCGAAGAAGGGGAATCTCTCACTACGCTCCTTGATGAACTCAATACCCTATCCCAGGAGATTAAAGATAAACAGACGAGTACACATGTTAACAATCAGACGATACAACGCTTACAAAAAACGATTTCCAGTCTGGAAGACGACATCGTTAGACTAACAGGACGTGAGGGCGACTTAGGTAAAGCCAATCAGGAACTCTCGGATATGAACAGTGACCGCAGCAACCTGATGGAAGAGAAACTAAAACTTAACGAAGAATTTTCCTATAATACTGTAATGGGTGAAATGCTTAAGGACACTGGTATCAAGACTAAGGTGATTAAGCAGTATATCCCTGTTATCAATAATCTGGTCAATAAGTACCTACAGATACTGGATTTCTTTGTACACTTTAACTTAGACGAAAGCTTCAATGAAACCATTCGCTCGCGCCACCGCGACGCGTTCTCGTACGACTCATTCTCAGAAGGCGAAAAACAACGTATCGATCTTGCACTACTATTCACATGGCGCATGATTGCTAAGATGAAGAATTCAGTTGCTACCAACCTATTGGTACTGGATGAAACATTCGATTCGTCACTGGACCATGATGGTGTAGATAACCTAATGAAGATCCTGTACAGTCTAGAAGATGATACAAATACATTTGTTATTTCACACAAGGGTGAGATCCTTGATGGTAAGTTCCAGAACAAGTTGGAATTCTACAAAGAGAAAAATTTCTCAAGGTTGCGAGATAATGGTTTACAAATGGCTTCTTAAGCGGTATAATGTATTATTAATGAAACAAAGGTGAGTGAGATGAAACTATCCCCATATACACAATCAGTTCTTAAGAACTTTGCTGGTATTAATACCAATCAGGTATTTAACGCCGGTGATCGTATTAACACTATCGCACCAGCCCGTAATATTCTATCAAGTGTAAAGCTTGATATTGAATTTCCAGAACGGTTTGGTGTGTATGATCTAAATGAATTCCTTAATGTTGTATCGCTTGTCGACGAACCAGAGATTAAGTTCGAAGATAAGTATGCAGTGATCGGTGATTCTACCGGTCGTACTAAAATCAAATACTTCTTTACTGACATTGATATGCTTATTGCACCAGACGATAACATGATCAGTAAAGCAATGGATCTAGAAGATTTCGAGGTAGAATTTACCTTGGATGCTGACACCATCAACCGTGTCAAACGTGCACAGAGTGCACTTGGTCATCAGACTTTGTCAGTGACATCGTCTAGTGGCGCGATTGCTCTTACCGTAACAGATAAGGACAATCCTACCTCAAACTCATTTACGATTGAGGTACCTGGAAAAAGTAAAAGTGAAAACTTTAACTTTATGATCAACCTAAATAATCTCAGAATCATCCAGGGAGATTATGAAGTTGGTATCTCCAGCAAGATGATGTCCCGTTGGAATCATACTGAACAGGACGTCATCTACTGGATCGCATGCGAAAAAACATCAGAGTATGGAGAATAAAATGGCAGAAAAGCAGAATAAGCAAGATACAGAATTTGTAGATCTTGCAAATCGTGTAGGACGCAGCACTATTGCAGTGGTTGATACGATGGTTCAGCGTGGCGCACTCCGTGGTGAAGAACTCTCTACAATTGGTCAGCTTCGTGATCAATGTGTGCAGATCGTTGCCATGTGCGAAGCTAAACAACAGGAAAGTTAATTTACAATTAGCTCCAAATATTATATAATGGACTTACTTGAACAGGAGTTAATATGTCAAACAATTTCCTATGGGTAGAAAAATATCGCCCACAAAAAGTTTCTGAAACGATCCTACCTCCTCACTTACAGCAAACGTTTCAGAAGATGGTGGATACCGGTGAGCTGCAGAATATGCTTTTCACCGGTACTGCCGGACTTGGTAAGACCACTGTCGCTAAGGCATTATGTAAAGAGCTTGGTCTAGATTGTATTGTTATCAATGGGTCTGAAGAAGGTAACATTGATACGTTACGTGGCAAGATCAAGCAATTTGCATCTACGGTTAGCTTCGGTGGTTCTTACAAAGTCATCATTCTAGATGAGGCAGATTATCTAAATCCACAATCAACTCAACCAGCACTACGTGGATTCATTGAGGAGTTTAGTGATAATTGCCGATTTATCCTAACATGTAATTTTAAGAATCGTATTATTGAACCACTACATTCACGTTGTGCAATATACGAATTTAATACAAGTAAAAAAGATCTTCAGGGTTTGTGTGCGCAATTCCTTAAGCGTGCTCAAACGATTTTAGAAAATGAAGGTGTAAGCTACGATCAGATGGCTATTGTTGATCTGATCATGCGTCATGCACCAGATTGGAGGAGAGTACTCAATGAACTTCAAAGACGTTCTGTTCTGGGCGATATTGCTAGCAGCACTACTGATATGGGTGGATCCTTTAATGATCTATTCAAACACCTAAAAGAAAAAGACTTTAAGTCTATGCGCAAGTGGGTGGTTAACAATCTGGATCTAGACACAAGTGCTATTATTCGTGGTGTATATGATAACATGAATGATAAAGTCGAATCTCAATCTATCCCACAACTTATTCTTATTTTGGCAGAATACCAGCACAAGGCAGCATTTGTTGCTGATCACGAAATCAACCTTGTTGCTTGTATGACTGAAATTATGTCTTCGGTGAAATTCTCATGAACCCATTTGAATACGTAAACAGTATTAATTACACCAAAAAAGATATTATGGAAGACGATGTTGCTGAAAAGGTGTACAATCCTTTTATGGTTAATCGTAGCTTATCTTACTTTCAGGATACAGTTCTTGCAGCAAATGAAATGAATCGGTTGCATAATGCTGATAAGAAACTACAATATCATTTTTATATAAATATAGTTCGAAAGCGGAAACGTTTTTCAAAATGGTATAAACCTGAACTAGAAAATGATATAGAAGTGGTCAAAGAATACTATGGCTATAGTAATGAAAAAGCTCGTCAAGCTTTGGCTCTCTTATCATCAACGCAACTGAATGAGCTAAAAGAAAAGGTGAGTAAAGGTGGAAGAACAAAATAATAATGTCCAGTGGACTCCATCTAACATGCTCGAGGTAACACTACGCGAGCCAGACGATTTCCTTAAAGTAAGAGAAACCCTCACGCGTATTGGTGTGGCATCTCGTAAAGACAAGAAGCTATTCCAGTCTTGTCACATTCTGCACAAACAAGGCAGATACTTCATCGTGCACTTTAAGGAACTATTTTTGTTAGATGGGAAGAAATCAAATTTAGAAGAAAACGATATTGCTCGTAGAAATACTATTGCTACATTGATGAGTGATTGGGGATTAGTACAAATGGCTAAGAAGGAAGATCTACAGTGTGCTCCTTTACGTCAAATTAAAATTATCCCTTTTAAAGAAAAAACACAATGGGAACTTTGTCCCAAATATAATATCGGTGCAAAGTAATGACTAAACTGTTATCTCTCCCAGATACATATTCTTTTCTCGATTCAGAAATCGGTATGAAAGAATTTACCTGGGAGAGAATGACACATCTAATAGATACACATCCACCACAAAGTACGAAAATAAAAGGTGAATGTGGTTCTGCTACATTTCTTGAATTAGAAAAAAGACCGTCTTTACCAAGAAATGCTAGAAGAATAATAGAAGATTTAAAAAGAATATTCCCTGATAAACCTGTTACTTGTCATTTGTTTTTTGGTATTACAGATAGACATACTACATTTGGAATACATAGAGATCGTATGCATGTCTTATATCTCCAAGTATTAGGTAGAGTTGATTGGGAAATACATCGACCTAGAATAGAAGATGCAATATCATATACTCTTAAACCAGAGAGATCTGTGATGGTTGAAAATAAAATATTAGAACCTGGGATGATGGTATGGAATCCTATGGGAACCTTTCATCACTCGAAACCTATTGGAACAAGAATGGGATTATCTTTCGGAGTCGAAGGTCTTGTCAGATAAACGTTTTTCAAATGTAGGATCGTGGGAAAACTGGACACGTATATGGAACACCGAGGTATTAGAGGTTATTGAAAATCTAGAAGCTCCTGCTGGTCCTATATACGATTTTGGTTGCTATCCTGGAATTCTTACAAGAAATTTAAGAAGAAAATATTTGCACCAACGTAAAGTAACGGGCTTTGACATACTAGAGTGTGATACAAAAAATACCGTGGTCTGCGATGTTTTTAGTATGCCAGAAGAGTACGACGTTCCTATCGCAATAGCAATTGATGATATTTGGTTAGAACGAAAAAAAGAACTTTTCCCATGGATCTATGAAAGGCTATTCCCAGGCGGTATATACATGACCCCGATGAAAAGCCGACATCATATTGTCCCAGAGTATGTGAGTGATTTACAACAGCTAGATTCCCCAGTACCATGGATTTACATAGGTAGAAAAAATGTTTAAGACCGAAAATTTAAATCCTAAGAAGCCTACTACATTTATGTATTTTCTAGAGAAAAGAACGTATAAATAACAGCGGATGCCGAATAGTTCGGGTCCATAACATAACCTTGCTTAACAGGAGGTCACAATGACTAAAGCAACTTTATTGCCACGAAACGCATTTCTTGGTTTCGATCACATCTTCGATCAGCTGGAAAATATTCACAGCCACGCGAAGGATACCTATCCCCCACATAACGTAGTTAAACACGATGCGTATCATTACGAAATCGAATTAGCAGTGGCTGGATTTAGTAAAGAACATATTGATATTGAAGTAAAAGATCACGTTCTGACTATCAAAGGTGATAGACCACAACGTCGCCCTCAAGAACTTTATGTTCATAAAGGTATCAGTGCTCGAAATTGGAGCAAGTCATTTAGACTGTCGGAATATACCGAAGTATCCGGAGCTGATCTAACGGATGGAATCTTGACTGTCAAACTTGAAGTCATTCTTCCCGAAGAAAAGCTGCCTCGTAAAATTTCTATTGGAAACAACGAGGTAAAAAATGACAACAATAGCGCTGAACTACTCACAGAGTCTGCTTAACGGATTTTGGAGAGTATTTAAAAACATTCTTCGAGGTGTAATGATAGGATGGATTCTGTCTCGTCAGACTAAAGCAAATCAATATATTGCTGCCCAGATGATTCATGAATATCCTGGTCACACAGTTGAATCACTTACACATGAACTTAATTCAAAATCTCTTGAAAAAATTAGAAGGGAATTTGGATATGAGTAAGTGGTTTAAAGACTTGATTAGAATGATTAATATGACCCCAACTGAAAGATATCTGTCACAAGCTACAGATCGTTATGATCTTGAGCAAAGACAAAAAAATCTTGCACTTGGAAAGGTGAATTTATTCTAATGTGGCCTTATACTGACGAAGAAGTGGATTTTATTTCTTAACATATATAAAGGGAGACGGGAAACTGTCTTCCTTTTTTATTGGAGATTATTATGTGGACACAAATTGACGTATCATTTTTACCAGTACCAGATCCTAACCAACACGATCCTGAAGTAGGTAAACAGGCCTGGGGTTATCTACCCTACAATGATCCAGATCTTCTTGAATGGTTTGAATCTGTTGGTTATCAGAATAAAATTAAAACAGTTTTCGAGATAGGAACATTTGCAGGTTATTCTGCAACAATGTTCTTAGAAATGTTTCCTTTCCTAGAAAAAATAACAACTATTGATCCCAATCTCTTTTCTGTAAAAGCGGGTGTTGCACTAAAAGAAAAGTATGGTGATAGGGTAGAGTTCATACCGTCCAGTTCTGGTATGTACAAGGAGCGTGACCAAGTTGATCTAGTTTATATTGATGGTGATCATATACACCCTAAGCCAATGGAAGATATAGATATGGCTTTTGAAATGAAGCCCAGATTTATTATGATGGATAACGTAGAATTACCAGATGTTAGAAGAGCAATAAAAAGATTTGAACTTATGGATCTAAAGTATGATCCTCAGTATTTCTATTACACCAACACCCACAAGAATAGAAGATCTCCTGGCATTATAGGATTATTCAAAAATGTTACTGACAGATGATAGTGGTAATACTGTAGATTACTTTAATCGTTTTCCTGAAGGACATAATATCGGTCTTGCATTATCCGGTGGTACGGATTCTGCATTACTCCTTTTTCTTTTAATTGAAATGGTATACCGTAGAAAAGAAAGAGTAAACATATATCCTATTCACGGATATGATACCTCTCGTAAAAATACTCAAAGCTGGCAAGCAGCAGAAAACGTACATTCCTGGATAGAATCATATTATTTAGATGCATGGGAAATGAAATCATTAAATTATTTGAAGCCTCTGGAAATCTTTTCATATGAAAAGGACGGTGATAGCAAAGAGAAATATCACCAACCACATTACCGTTATATGAAAGAAAGATATGATATACCATTTATCATCCGGGGTATGAGCCAAGGTATGCCAGAGGAGACTAGACCAAACCAAGACATTATACAAGACAAAGATCTGTATGAAATGGGGAACGATCCGAACAGTTGGGTCGTAATGCCATGGGCACAGGTCGACAAGAAATTTATATATCATCAGTACAAAAAATATGATATAATGGAGTTATCAAAACTAACTGTGAGCTGTATAGGTGATCCGGGTCCTTGCCGAAAGTGCTTTTGGTGTCGTGAAAGAAAATGGGCATTTGGTAACTATGATGGGGGTTTACTTTAATCACATCCTGCGGTATAATACTATCTACATTATGGGAGAATTGCATTGAGCTTTTACACATCAGTTGACGTCTATATGAATCGTATCCTGTACCGTGGATACAACGATTCTGGCAAACGTATCACCGGACGATACGAATTTAAACCTACCCTATTCCTACCTGACCCTCAGGATTCTACAGACTGGAAGACCATGGACGGTGATCCAGTGGCTCCGTTACAATTCAATTCACCATCTGACATGCGTGACTTCACCAAGAAGTACGATGGTGTAGAAGGCTTTCAGTACTTCGGTATGGATCGTGCAGTCTTCCAGTTCCTTGCCGAAAAGTTTCCCAATGATATTAAATTCAACAAAGGTCATGTCAATGTGGTCAACCTTGACATTGAGGTTCACTCCGAAGATGGTTTCCCTTATCCAGAAGACGCACTTCATCCCATCACAGCTATTACTGCTAAGTCGTCACGGTCTGGTATCTACCACGTCTGGGGTCTAAAAGACTACGACGTATCACAATCCCCACACGATCATCTCATGATCAAGTACGTCAAGTGTGAATCTGAAACAGAATTACTCGTACGTTTCCTTAAGTGGTGGAAGGATGACTATCCAGATATTATTACTGGTTGGAACATCCGCTTCTTTGACATACCATATATCATCAACCGTATTCTCCGTATTGGTTCAGAAGAAGCTGTTAAGTCTCTATCACCTTGGGGCGTTGTTCGTGAGAAAAAGGTTCAGTTCAAGAACAAGAATATGGATTCGTACATGATCGTTGGTATCAACGCATTAGATTACTACGATCTGTTTACTAAGTTCGGTTACAGTTACGGTGCACAAGAATCATATGCGCTTAACCATATTGCAAACGTTGTCCTTGGTGAACGTAAACTATCCTATGAAGAGTTCGGTTCACTACGTAATCTGTACAACGAAAACCATCAGCTTTATATCGACTATAATATTAAAGACGTTGAACTTGTAGAACGTATTGATGAAAAGATGGGTCTAATTGAACTTGCTATGACACTAGCCTACAAAGCTGGGGTCAACCTCACAGATGTATTTGGTACTACATCTATCTGGGATTCTATTGTATATCGTGAACTAAATAAGAAAAAGATCGTGGTACCAACTATGGATCGTGCTAAGGCATCAGAGATTGCTGTAAAGTTTGCGGGTGGATACGTAAAAGAACCACAGATTGGTATACACGAATGGGTGGTTAGCTTTGACTTGAACTCACTGTATCCTAATATCATTGTACAGAACAATATGTCACCAGAGACATTAATTCGAGATGGATTGTTACCCCTTGTTCCTGGAACATTGAATGTTAAGGTACCTAATCCAGATAAAGAAGGCGAAATGATTGAAGTACCGGTGTCTAGCCAAAATCCTAAAGGTGCAGTTGCGGCAAACGGTTCAATGTACTCACACGACCGTCAGGGTGTTATGCCAGAGATCATTGTCAAGTACTATGATGAACGTAAGACTACTAAGCAGGCTATGCTTGCTGCACAACGTAAGTATCAGAAGGAAAAGACAAAAGAGTTGGAACGTGAGATTAGTCAGCTCGAAAACAAACAGATGGCTATTAAGATTCTACTCAATAGTTTGTTTGGTGCACTCGGTAACAAATACTATCGTTACTTTGATCTACGGATTGCCGAAGGTATTACTCTCCACGGTCAGTTCATTATCAAATGGTGTGAACGTACAATCAATGATGAACTGAATAAACTTCTTGATACTAACGAGGATTATGTTATCGCTATCGATACTGATTCGGTATACGTTAACTTCTCTAAGTTTGTAGAAAAGTTTCAACCCGAAGATCCTGTTCAGTTCCTATCCAAAGTCTGTGAAGAACACTTCAACCCTATGTTTGAAAAGTCCATGGAAGAATTGGCTGAACACAGTAACGCATACACGAACCGTATGGTTATGGAGCGTGAAGTTATTGCAGATCGTGGTATTTGGCAGGCAAAGAAACGTTATATCCTCAACGTACATAACTCTGAAGGTGTTCAGTATGCTGAACCGAAGATGAAGATCATGGGTATTGAAGCTATCAAGTCTTCAACCCCACAAGTCTGTCGGGATAAGTTCAAAGACGCTTTCAAGCTTATGATCGCTGGTGATAAAGATGCTACCCAAAAGTTCATCCAGGACTTCAAAAAAGAATTCAAATCTCTTCGCCCAGAAGAAGCAGCATTCCCTCGCGGTGTTACAGAGTTAGATAAGTGGGCTGATCGTCGTACCATTTATTCAAAAGGTACACCGATCCATGTACGCGGGTCACTGCTCTATAACCACTTGCTGCAGCATCACAGTCTAAAGAACTACGAAGAGATCAAGAAGGGTAACAAGATCAAGTGGGCTTATATGCTTATCCCTAATCCAATCCGTGAAAATGTTATCGCATTCCCTGATTACCTTCCAGTAGAATTTGGATTAGATAAGTACATCGATTACAACAAACAGTTCGAGAAAACATTCCTTGAACCTCTCGAACCTATTCTTGAAGCCATTGGCTGGCAAGCAGAAGAACAATTAACTATGGATGATATTTTCGGATGAGGAATTACATATTTGATGTAGACGGTACGCTCACACCTAGCCGGGGTCAGATGGACAAAGAGTTCGCAAACTTCTTTGAACATTTTGCTACACACAATGCAGTGTACCTCGTAACAGGAAGTGATAGGTATAAAACTCTAGAACAAATACCGATTGAGCTTTATTATCTTTGTATTAGCGTATACCAACAGTCTGGCAATGAAGCGTGGCAACAAGATCACTGTGGTTATCGATATGAATGGAAAGTTCCAGAAGATCTTATGTTCTTCTTAAATGAAAAGTTAGCTGAAAGTAAGTTCCATAATAAAGCTACTAATAATATAGAAGTTCGTGGTGGGATGGTTAACTTTGCGATTCCAGGTCGGCCATGTTCACTCGAAACACGACATCTATATAAAGAATGGGACGAGCACAAACGCGAACGTGAAAACATTGCAGCAGAGGTAATGGAAAAATTCCCTGGTATTACTGCTCAAGTAGCTGGCGAGACTGGGATCGATATCTTTGAAGAAGGTAAGGATAAGGGGCAGGTAGCAGAATGGTTACCACATCCTATTACGTTCTTTGGTGACAATATGCAGGTTGGCGGCAACGATCATCCACTTGCAGTAAAGCTTGAAGGTTACAGTGGATCTAAATCTGTTCAAGTAAAT